AAGACCATGAATTGCCTTCAAGTCTTGTGCTAGTTCTAGAGTGTATTCTGCTTTCAAAGCACGAGTCTTTGCAGTAACAGAAGTCTTCTCTATACTGAAGCTCATCTCGTTGAAGAGAGTAGATCCAGATCCTAGAACTTCAGCATCTTCTCTAGCGATGTTACCAGCTTGACGCTCGTAGTTACCAGCAGTTGTACTACCACCAGTAGCATCGTTAAGAAGTCCTGGGTTAGCATCAGTTGTTCCACCGTCTCCAAGAGGAGATACTGGATCGTTGTATGCTGCAGGTCCTTGTGAGTTACCAGAGAAGTTTGTGTCAGGCTCATTATAGAGAGCTTCGCCACCAGCACGTAGTGCAGCACCGTTCTCTTGATAATGACTCTTCATTGCGAAGATAAGTCCTGTTGGACCTGACATTGGTTGAACACCACAAATGTCGTATGCTACCAAGTTTGGCATAGCACGACGGATGAGGTTGATCATCACTGGATCAAATCCAGCAAGTCCACCAGTTTGTGTGCCTAAACCTGATCCTGAAAGACCAGCAGCACCGATAGCTCCAGAAGTATTGGATGCTTCGTTAATCATTCCACGCTCTTCGCGTAGTTGTGATTCTGTATTTTCTAAAAGAACAGCGGTAACAGCTTTTCTATAATTGTCTTTGATGGCGGCTGCGCCTTCATGACCTAGAACAGGTGACCACTTTTCTGTTAGAGCTTTTGAATTAAACATTTTTTTGTTTGCTCTTTAAAAAAAGTAATTTTTTTATTATGTATTCCAGCGATTGATTGCATCAACATAACTTGCCATTGCTGGATTCAAGTCATTGTCAACACCTTCTACTGGAGTTTCGTCTGCAACTTCACTTTGGGTTACAGTTCCTTCCTTGAAGTAAGACTCCTTGATAGTTTTCACTTTCTTAGAGAACTCTTCTTCAGTTGTAAACTCAACGCCCTCAGCGAGTGCTGCTAGTTTGTCTTTCTGAGTATCTGCCAATCCTTCTGAAACAGTGTTCAGAACATTTAGTTTTGCAGACTCATTCAAACGAGTTTGAAGTTTCACATTATCTTTGACCTGTTGGTCAAGGCGTGTTTCCATTTCACGAATTGATTCAGCCATACCTTCTACCACGTCAACTTTATCGTCGGGGATAGAAATGTAGTGCTCTTCAAAGAGACCCTTGAGACCTGCAATGAAGTCTTCAGTAATCTCAGTCTTTATTCCGTTGTCAATAGCAACTTGATTTTGCTCAACCCATTGACCTACGGCATAGTTCACTGTACCGTTGACTTCTTCAGCCATCTCGCTTTTAGCTTCAGCGAAATGCTTATCAAATTCAACTTTAAAGTGTTCTACAAGCTTGTTATACTCTTCAGAAATTTTCGCTTTAACAGCAGCTTCAAAGATTGTCTTTGCTTTTTCAGCGAATTCTTTTGAGAGTTCTGTGCCCTCTATTAGAGCAGCAACGTCAGCGGAAACATCAAGTTCCTCAAACGAAGGTTTGATTGGATATGTTACATCAGGACCAGTTCCAGTCGCATATGCAGCATCCGCACCAACAGTAGGTTGTGTACCCTGATCACCAGCATCCTTAATGCTAGAAGTCTGGGCAGATCCATCGCTTTGTGCTGCCTTATCTCCAACAGGAGCAGCTGCCTTAGCACCTGGATTATCTACTCCATCATCATCATCCTTATTAGGAGCAGTTGATGTACCACCAAGATCAGTTACTGACTGACCTGCTGGAGCAGCAGATGGTTCTACTTTTGGTTGAGGATCCTTGCCGCCAGAACCAGTCTGTACGTCAGAGACCTGAGTGGGTTCACTACCAGTGCCAGGGATAACAGTTGCAGAAACGGTAGGCATTGGATCTGCCGCGTTCTCTACGATCACCTTTTGCTCGGTAACGAATTTCTCAAACTTTTCGTTAAGCTTGTCTGACATTTGAGTTAACCTCGTAAATTCCGTAATTATTAATCTAAGTTTATTTATAAATCAAAGTTTTCCTAAGAAATCCTCAAATACCTTGAGGGTTCTTTGTTCTAACTCACGGTGTGTACCGCTATCAATATAACGTTTGTATTTAGCAACTTCACGCTCCTTAAGCAATCCGTTGTCCCACACCCATTCTTTGCCTTCCATGATACCATCAACAAATGCATCAGGTGCGGAAGGATCTGCTACTATATCAGCAGCAGTTGTTAGCATGAAGTCATCTGCAACAACGCTGCAGTCTTCACTCTTTTGAATGCTACCCATGCCTCTAGATGAAACGCCTAATTTAACACCTTCTCCTAGTAGGTTCTTAGCAATATTACCCATTGGTGTATCAAGGATTTGTGCCTTGCCAATAAAATTATTACCTTCTGCCTTTAGACTTGTGATCCTATGAGAAACCCTATCAAGGTTAATAGTAGGACCATCGGGATGACCAAGTTCACCTAAAGCACGTTTGGATTTAACATACTCCTCATTGTATCTCTCTACCTCTCGGTTGAGAACTCCAAAAGGATACATACGTCCGTTACGATTCTTTAGTTCTGATTGAAGAAAAACACCTTCAATATAAAGAAGTTTCTTTCCGTCTTTCTCCTCGGTAAGGAGTTTAACGTCGTCAATCGTTTCCGTTATCAGTTTCATTTGTTTCTGTCTCGGTTGGTTCAGTAAAGAATGTATTCGCCACCACTTTCTTGTAATCTGCCATAGCATCAGATGCTTTGGAAAATAAAAGATCCTGGATAGCATCAATAGCTTTAGCTCTCTCGTTATTCGTAATTTGATTAACGATATCAACCTTACCTTGATGCGGATCAACTTCAGTTCGTTCTGCCATAATATTAGATTAATATAAGTTATTTAGTATTTGTTGAAGGTTTAGGTGCGGATTTTGCTCTTTTAAGATCTCTAGCTAAATCATCATCGGCAGCTTTTGTTTCTCTTGCTGCATCATCGTCTGCTTGCATTGATTGTATTTCAGGAGCAAGAGCTTGATTTGCTACATTCAATTGATCCAAAGTATTCATTTCCGCAGGATCAAGTGCAAGACCAGAAGTTATATCAGTTGCCATCTGCTTATCAATCTCCCTCATATCCTTGTTAGTTTGTCCAAGAATATGTTGTCTAACATATTGTGTTGAGAAATACTTTCCTACAAATGGATCCATCTGAGTGACAGTCATCATTCTCTGATTCATCATTTCAATTTCTTTTAACTCATTAAAATGATTATCAAATAAGAAGTCAAACTGAATATGCTCCTTCATATCACTCCAATCTTCAGGAGAAATTACTCCCTTGAGTATGAGTTGAGTCTTGAGCATGTCGTGGAACATCTCAGCAAATCTTTTACGTAGACGTCCAATGAACTTAGTAAACTTAAGTTCGTCACGGAGGACTTCAGTGGTTTTACCGAGGTTGAATCCTTTATTGTCGTCTGTGAGACGGGAAGGAGGAAGATTGAGGCTGTTATAAAGCTTCTTCTTAAAATACTCAACATCTTTGAGTTCGCCTAGGTTCTGTCCACCTGGCAGGGTGGTGATCTCAGTTCCACGTCCACCCTCTCTACGAGGTAACCAAAAATCTTCTAGCATACTCATGTGCTTTTTGTCGTCACGCATCTCACCAGTGTTTGCGTCATACACTAGCTTGTTACGATAGCGACTCATAACATCACGAAGATATTGTTCCGCTTTTACCTTAGGTAGATTACCTACATCAATGTAGAATATTCTACGTTCAGGAGCACGAGACAATCTATAGATAACAAGCGAATCTTCAATCATTCTAAGTTGATTGAGTGCCTTGATTGACTTGTGTAGAAAACCAAGAGTCATTCTCTTGTTTAAATCTTGTAGTCCAGATGGTGCATATGTAATACTATCTACTGCCATCTTGACACCTTGGGACAATGACATGTCACCAACAGGTCCTAGGACACCACCTTTATAGAATCCTTTTGGATTATAAAGATAATAGTCAATAAATGTACCGTATTCAAACTCAAGTGCTGTGCCTTTAATTGCCTCACGAGCTAGAGAGTCTTTCGGTTTTTGATCAATTTTTTGTCTGACCTTCTTGATCTTCATAGGATCAATGTAACGAAGTTCAGTAATACCTTTCTTTGGATTTTCTAGGTCAATGACCTTGTGATAATAAAGTCTTCCATCAATATACCAAGATCTAACAATCTCATGTGCGCGATTGTCAAAGTTTAAAAGTTTTTTAATATACTCAAATTCATCTCTTACTTTTTTCTTGACACCCATACCTATGTCTAGGTTATCTAGATTAACTTCTACAGGAGTATCATGTGCGTCGCTAACAATAAATTCATTCACTACTTCGTCAACTGCACTATCAACCTCAGGGTGTAGTGCCATGTCACGATAACGACGGATCATCTCAAACTCATTACGAGCTTGATTATCCGTGTCCACATATGTTCCATAATAACCACCCGCTGCAATGGACATTGCCTCGTCAGCATTAGGAGGGACAGGGGACTGACCCTTCTGACCCTCCTTGCGATTAATTTGGAAG